AGCTTAAACAGGTAGTTGTTTTTTACTTTTACTTCTACTCTGTAGTCTTTCATTCGTAGCTCCCTATTACATCCCCTGCGTCTATCCAAACGCTAAGAGCTTTTAACACTCTTTTCTTTCTAGCCCGTAGCTTCTTAGCCTTAGTCTTGCGTGCGGCACGTACTTTAGGTAGTTCTTCCAGTTCTTTTTTCCATAAGGCGTGTTGCTTTTTCTTTTGTGCTTTAGTCAGCTTAAATGTTTTTATCTCGTAAGCTATTAACTTTTTTATCCTGTCTTTCAGAGTAGGTGGTTTTAGCGCCTTGGTATTCTCTTCTATCTCGGCATCTAAAGTCTCTACAAGTTTGAGTAAATCTTGTTTAGTTGTCATATCCTTTATTCCTCAGCCCACGTAGACATAGCTTCGTCCGCTGCACGTTCAGCCATCTCTCGCTTACGTTCGGCAGGGTCTACGTAGTTTTCTTCTTGCGTTGTGAGGTACTCGTCTAGCTCAACCATTACTCTGTCTCTATTGTCCATCACCATTCCCCTAACACTCTCCGTACGAAACTCCGAACCCACCTTCGCAATCCAGTGGTAATTCTTCGGCCCAAGAAGGAGTTTGTTTCATACAAGCGTAGATAAACTCCATCGCTTCTTCTGCCTCTTCTTCTTTGGCTACGACACCTACAGCATCATGCACGGTCATTACAACTTTGTACTTCTTTGCTATAAGCAACAAGTGGTGTCCGATTATTAACCTAGCCAACGCTTGGCAAATATTCTCTACAACTTTACCGCCATAGATACGGTTAGGTATAACTGACCTGCCCCGCTTAGTGTCGTACACGTATTCTTTACGTTTCGTCTCTTCGTCTATTTGTTCTCGTAAGTTTGGGTACTGTATGTACAAACCGTTAGGCAACCGTATTCCATCTTTACCCTCTACTTCAATCAATTTATTTCGGCCCAAAGTAACCGTTTTATCTTTAATCATTGCACCGAGCGCATCGTTGCAAGTACGCCACAGTTTAGTAATAGAAGAGTTCTCAGTGCGGTATATCTGTATAATTCTGTCGCACTCTGACTGCTCTAGTTCCACACCCATAGATTTTAATTGGGCTTTAAATTTAGCAGCGCCCATGCCATAACCGCAACCGAGTATTGTTGTTTTACCTATAAACCGCTCACCCTTGTCTATTTCTTCGTCGGGTTTACCGTATATAGAAGACGCCATAACCTTATACACATCGTCTCCTGCGGCAAACGTATCCACCAGATTATCCTGTTCTGCCAGCCAAGCCAAGGTCCTAGCTTCAATTTGTGAGGAATCGCAATCGAGAAATACATGTCCTTGAGGAGCTAACATAGCGTTTTTAAGTATCGATCCACGAGGAAGGTTCTGCATGTTGATCTTGTCAGAGCCGCCCCAACGGCCTGTGTGGGCCGCATAGTATTTTAGGGGTATAGGCAGGGTGCCTCTATTACCAATAGCGATAAACCGTTCCGTGCGAGTCTCGTCGATTGTAGACTTAACTCCGAGCCTAGCCCCCACTAGTATTTGCACTATGGGGTTAGGGTGCTCTTTAAGTGCTTGAAAAGCCTCGTCTGTTTTGGCAAATGCTAGGGTTTCTTTCCCAGTGGTTGGACTGACCTTAACAGGCGGTACAACCCCTTGCTCTCGAAGAAGCTCGGCAAACTGCGGGTTGCTCATTATTTGTTCGCGTGAAACCTCTGCCTTGCTAAGCCACGTTGCCTTCTTTTCTTTCAGCTCTTGCAAGTGCCCCTCCAGTAAAAAAGACCCCACTTGCAACACGGGTTCAGTGAACATTCGCAGTGTTAAGTCGATGAGTTTGAGTTCTTCTACAGGGAAACCCTCGCCCATAAGGCATTTAAACAACTTGTATGTCAGCGCAGTGTCGTTCTTGCAGTAGCCTGCGTATGCCTCAAGGTCGTCCTTATCGAAGTCCTCGCGTCGTTTACCAAGTGCGTCAAGCACCTCGGTTCCTTTGCGTCCTATGCCATAATGTTCAGACAACGCTTTGAGGCTACCCCCAACTTGAGTGCCGTGAATTGCTCTTGCCATAGATAGAGTGTCTGCTATGCGCGCAGGCTTTACCCCAAAACGCCAACTTAAAATAGCCATGTCAAACATAGCGTTATGTGCGATCGTCAGAGAATTAACCCAGTCAAATTGAGACAAGAATTTTTTTGTTTCCTCGTGCGTACCAGAAAACCAAGTGTTAGAACTGACACTACTATCATCAACCTGAACGGAGACGCCGACGACTTCAAAGTTTTCGCTACGGATATATTCTTCCGTCGTAAGTTTAGACAAACTGTATTGCCTGTCGTAGTAAGTCTCGAAGTCGAGAGTTATAAATTTCATTCTATTAAAGCCTTTAGCTCGTCCAAATTATTTTCATTTATTATTAACGCGATGCCTCCTGCGGAACGAATAGCGGCAATCTCTCTATCCTGCAAAGCGGTAGTTGTGTTCTTCCCTGCCTTGCACTCAACAGCAAGAAACTTACCCCGCCAACAGCAGACCACATCGGGAACTCCGCTGCGACCCATGCCGAAAGTGGCGGGGAAAAAATAATAGATGCCGTGAGCCTTGAGCAGTTTCACAACTTTGTCTTTGACTTTCTTCTCTGGGGTATTTGCCATGAGGCTAGTATGGGCGAGGGGGTTAACAATGTCAACCCCTTTTTCGAGGCGAAAAAAAGCCCCGCACTAGGCGAGGCTTGAAGGGGGAGTTTAGGTTGAACCTAAACTGGTTGGCGGTTTACACATAAGTAACTCTCTACAGCTACCCTTGGTGCAGCTAACTTAATCCCTACGTTGGGTATGAACTCTCTATCCGAGGCTAGCTTCAACAACCCTATCTGTGCTCTATACTCAGGAGGAACTTCGCTGACTCGCTCAACAGGCGCAGCGGCGGCACCCTCCGGAGTGGAACGCTTAACCAAATACCCTGTCGGAGTTCTCAACAGCACGGCGCATTTAGACATATCGAGCAGGGCACAGCGGTCGAAGTACCGCAACGCTTCGGTTTCTATTGCGCTTAGTTCAGCTTCTGGTAAAGCGAGCATGGAGTAAAGTTCATATCGCTTCTGCCGGGTAGCCGTTTGAAAGAAGTTGCATAGAGGTTCATCCATGACACCGCGCAAACTTTCTAGCGTCTGGTTGTAAGCATGTCCCGTCACGTTACGCAAGCTGCTAGCGTAGGACGCCATTAACTCTTCCTCCGTGTGTGACCTAAAGTATTTTGCAAACATCTTTACTGCTTTGCTTAGGTCGGCGGTCTTAGCTCGGCTGCCGTGTCTGTCTGTCATACGAGAAGACCGTAGGACCAACACCATCCGATTATATCGACCTATAAAATCTATCCCGACTGTGCCGACTGGGTGCCCGTACACGTCAGTTACATCTACTCTTACAGCACCCCGCACTTCAAAGGTTAGGTTGGGAAAAGCGTGTGCTACACGGTCTATAAAATTATAGAGTAGGTCGTATGTCAGTAAGTCTGCCGCTGCAACGCCACGGACGCTTTTTTCATGGGAACTAACTACATTTTGCATATCTATCTCCTACCATTCGAATTGTTTAAGTATGGAATCAACCTTAGTCTTCATATCCTCACGGATAGCAGGTGATTCTTTTATGACGTCGATGTCTGCGCCTGTGATGGTGCGCTCTAGCATAGACCTCGCTCTCTCTAGCTCAGGGTCGTCTGTTACATTCAAGTGCCCGAGTAGGTCGCACAGTTCCTTAGGGTTGGTAACGAAGCTGTCGTAGAATCTTTTCTTCTTATCGTCGTCCGACTCGGCTAGCTTACTGCTCATACCAGTAAGCGTGGTGTGCAGCCTGTGCCATGCTGCGTCCATAGCGTGCTTGGTCTTGCGATCGTTCTCCTCTTCGAGAGATTCGCGCAGCTCTTCCAAGTCTTGTGCAGGTAAGTCTAGGTATAAGTGTCCGCTCTCGGGGACGGTCTTTATCGTCAGCTTCCAGCCGTACTTACTGTAGACCTCATCAGCGGAAGGGTATTCTTCTGGGTTATACATGGCCCCCAAGTAGTTGGCGGAAATTTGCTTAAGGCTTTCGTAGTTGTTGCAGATGTAATCTCTACGTCTCCAGAACTCAGACTTGTATCCGTTGTAGTCTTGCTTGAACGGTAACAACAAACTGGTAGACAGGAGGCGGTCGCCCATGTCGTCCCACGGTAGTGTCCTGTCTGAGTACTCGTTGCGTCGATCTTGCGCAAACTTAGACAGTGCCGATACATGGTTAGAGCCTACCATAAGGTCCTTGATGTACTTGCCTGCCTTCTTGTCTGCGCCGTTAAGCCCTGACACAGTTGCTGTTTGTTTCTTGTCTATCTTCTTAGCTGTCCATGTGGATATGCTAAGGCGTACTAATACTGCGCTTGATGAAATGCTCATTGTCTTATCTCCGTAAAAGTGTGGAGGAGTTTAGGGTTATCCTAAACTCCACTGGTTGTAGTTACCTCTTGCGCCCTGCGAGTCTAGCTACTGCGAGTGCTGAATCCGGTAATGCTTGCACCTCGTGCATACCATCTTCAACATTCTGCTCGTAGGCATGGTAGGTGTAGAAAGACTCGCCACCGTTCTCGCCCCTGTTGTACTCACTTGAAAACAGCAGGCAGTCAGACAACAAAGTTGTTATCTGCTCTAGCTTCTCTGCGTTCACCACGTACTTCGTGCTGTTTACTGACAATATGAAGTTCATATTCTTTGCTCCAGTTGAATTGTTTTGCCCACAGGGGCCGTGATTTTGTTGTACCTGTTGTGAATACCCCATAGCACAGGGCAGTCCCACTCACCCCAACCCATGACCTCACCGTCAGTCAGTATCACAGCTGCATCAGGTTTGATCTTCTTCTCGCGCAAGTAGTTAGCTACGCATGTCGGGTCAGTGCCTCCTCCACCGTAAGGTTTAGTCAGGGTGCGCCAGTCCTTAAAGGTGCTGCTTGTGTACTCCTCGTGCGCACATACGTGCCCGTCCCAGTAGATCAGGTGTATCTTCGCTACCTCTAACTGCTTAGCTAACCCCTCGATCTCACTCATGCAAACATCGAACGAGTTGTCGAAGAACATAGAGCCTGATACATCCGGGGCAACTACTAGCTCTTTGATACACTCCCCCCTCGTAGTGGGCATGACCAACCCAGTCACCACGAAGAACCTACGGTTGATGCGTCGGAAGGTAGCCTTGGACGATGCGGTACAAGTAGATCGAATGAAGTGCTTCATCTGCTCCACCCAATCAACCTTCGGGGCTAGCAGTTCACCCAGACCCAAAGCCCCATTGCCCATGTCCTTCCCTGCTTTCTTGGCAGCCATGAGTCCTTGCCTTATGGCAGAACCTACCTCTGCTTTGGCAACTTCTTTGTCCTCCTCTGACATACCTTTTGCGCCTTCCCAGTCATGGTCATCTAAACCATCACCATCACCATCACCATCACCATCACCCTCACCCTCACCGCCCCCACCTTCTTGCTTCTCTGCGTACAAGATGTCGAATATGTTCTTCACCGTCATACCTTGGAACCGTTTGTCGAGAAGACCTACGGGGTTACCCTGCTCGTCACGGGGCATAGCCACGATCTCTTCGTCGGGGTCCGCAGCTACGATGTTGTTGTTTATCCACTGGTCACACGCTGCGTTAGCTGTTTTCGGGCACAGCCGATGCAGTGGTGCGTACACTTCGAGGTGTCTACCTGCCTTGTGGTAGTTCTCGTGCAAGTTGATAAACCCTGCGCCCTTGTCACCCCACTGGAATATGAAGTCAGGGTTGTACTTCTCGTCTCTGCCGTTGGTACACGCCGTGGGTATGTCTCGGGTAAACTCTCGCGTACCAAGCATCATCAAAGGTCCAAGCTCAACAAACTTGGGGCTACGCATAATCTCAATGCGCTTGCGCTTGAAGTCGCGCTCTAGTATTGCGTCACTCATAGTTTTTCTCCTGAGTTTAGGTTCAACCTAAAGTAAGTCCTCGTTGAGCTCTGCCCACTTGGCAAAGGCTCGGGAGGTAAACGCCAATCGACGCTTAGCATCCGTGGAGTTAGGTCCTGCTAGACTCACACCGAATATCACTTGGAACTCATCAGTGTCGTAGCCTGCGTCTTTCCTGCTTAGGTACTCCATGAACGCATCAAGGTCTTGCGATGTCTTTATATGCTCTAGGGCACTGAACACTAGCACCGCACACGCACCCACATTCGGCGGCATTGGTGCTGTCCTTGGGTTGGCTACGATCTCACTCCAAGGTGTCATGCTCTCGTGGTGTCGGATGAAGTGCATCAGGGAGTCAGTAGCAGACGCACCGATTGTCCCTGTCAATGCCACTCGCAGTGCATTAGCTGAATACAGGTGACGGGTTTTCACCAAGTTACTAGCGAGCTCAAGAGTACGTGGCGTTACCACAGAACCCTGTCCCGTAACAGACGGATTAAAAATGTACGGGTTGCTCTGCTGCCCTGCATCCCGATAAGAAGCGAGAGCGTCAGGGTTACGACTCACCCAAGCCATCACGATCGGCTCTATGTCGTTAGCCGCTGCCCATAGCAGCCACTCGTCACTCGTAGGTTTAGCCACCTCGATCATCGTGATGCGCATTTTGCTGTGTGCTTTGAGGCTATCACCTACACCGTCACTCTCAAGGTTGCCTGTCATATACACAATGCTGCCGTCGGGTAGCGGTAAGTCACCGAGCCGTGGGTCTTTCACTTCGAGCAGTGGGTGCAAGGTATTCTTCGCCTCGTCCGTTGCCTTGGTGAACTCGTCCAGACAGATAATCACTGGCTTACCTTCATGCAATCGGAACTTGCCGTTGGGGTAGTAGTTAAGGGTCTTGGTCTCCATGTCGGGTATCGGTATCGCGCCGTCGCCAATGCCCATGTTCGGTACATCAATGATCTCGTAAGGGTATCCAGTGATGCGTGATAGTTCCGCCGCCAAGCTAGTCTTGCCTACACCGGGCTCTGCTACCAGAAAGAAACGGTTGTTCGGGTTAGCCGCCATCATGGGTGCTGTCTCGGCGAGGGTTACTGTTACGCGATCTTCAAGTACTGTGTTAGTCATGCTGTGTTCTCCAAATGGGTTTTAGTGTTGTTGAGTTTAGGTTCATCCTAAACTGCTAGCTTACATACCTGTGGTTAGGGTCTTTCTTGTACTCCCCGATGGGCAGCTGTTCTGCCACCAACACGGCGTCACAGTGCTCGTACTTCATAATGTCATCGAAGTGCTTCATCACTCGGTGTGGGCTGTACATCCACACTCGCGCATAGCCACCTGACGCGGAGGCACCCCACCTCGGACTCATAGACATCGCAGCTACCGACTGAAGCGCATCTGCCCAGTCTTCGATGTCGTCATGCCGCATGATGTTGCACAACACGTCAGAGCTTCGGGTTGACGGAAAAGAATCCCGAGTAACATTGAGCCTACCTGCTAGCTCGAGCATACCCCTAGCTTCCGCGTCACTAACCTCGACGTTCGGCGGGTACGCCACCTTTATCATCGATCGGGCATACTTAAGAAACGGTGCATACAGCTTGCGCACCTCGCGCATCGCCCGTCGGTTAACTCTGTGCACAATACAGTGCTCTGGGTTTAGGGGTATGCCTTTGTCGTCGGTGTGCAGTGTACCGCTGAACAAGAACTCCTTTGAGTCGAGCCTGTACAGGAAAGCACCACCAGAACCGGATGCGGGGTAAACAGCCCCCGACACTAGGGCATCGATAAACATCGCGCTGCTCCGAGTACTCCACAATGCGAAGTCTAGGGTTGAGCTGCCATCTTCGAAGTGAGTCACGCAGTCAGTCTCATACAGGCTGAATACGATTGCCTGCCCCACGTTACCAAGGGGACTGGTCCTGTTCCGCTCTCTGCGCATGCTCATGTGTGCCGCGCTGCGCTTGCCGATGGGTTTTATCCCTGCGTTCCTGCCGTTGCCTCGTATGGGTTCGACATCCTCCTCGTGACGAGACGCACTGGCATAGCTGCGGATTCTTGGGAAACTGTCTGTACTTATATGGAACCCCATCACTCTTGCTCCTCTTGTGATCTACGCCACATAGCTATTGCTTGCTCTAGCTCCTCCTCCTTGTCGTACAGTGTTGGGTCTATCGACTGTATGCTCCTGCCTACCATAGATAGCTGTTCGGAAATCTTCTTGCGCGTGGCTTCCAGTGCTGCTTCCATTTCTTTTATGCTCATTGGTGGTTCTCCTAGTTTGCGCGTACGCTGGATGCGTAGTTGCATTAGTTCGTCATGTGTACTCACTGGTCTTGCTCCTATAGTAAGAATAAAATTACGGTTGCGTAGTAAAGGCAGAGTGTTAGCCCTACGCCCGTAGCTACAAAGCCTACTACTTGCAGTGGACGTAACCACCACGGCTTATTGTCAGCCCATGCGTACATCTCGTGCGGGTCGTGCGTGTTGTAGTGCTCTCGAAATTCTTTTTGCTTATTCATACCGTTCTCCTTCTAGCTTCTCGTCTATGAGGTTCTTACACGTTGCAATAGTCATTGCGACTATGAGGTTTGCGTTACCCCCACCATGCAGCGAGGCTTCTACAAACTCATGCAGCCTATCCATGCTGTTGTAGCCCGCGATAAACGAGCCGTTGCCTAAGCCTTTGGCGATGAGGTCGATCTGGTTTGCTTCTTTCATGTCATTGCTCCTATCGATCTAGTAAATGAGTTTAGGGGAAACCTAAACTGCCCCAAGCGAAAAAAAATTCCCACTTGAAAAACAATTATACCACATCCACTAGACAATGTCAAGTGATTGTTACAAAACAAATAAAATATTTTTGGGGTTCTGCGCAGGAATGTTATATTTGCAATGTTACGAAAGTAGTGCTTTGTTACGCTTTTGAGGGGTTTTGTTACAATAGATGTAACAATGTAAACCCACGTGGTTATTGGCCTGTGTGACGTTTTTACCCCTATTGTTATAATGTTATGAAAAATGATATATATATATAGCCCCTTGCGATTTTTGTAACGGTGGAGGGGGATTTGTTTTGTTACGGGGTAAGAGGGATTCCTACCCCCCCACACCTGTTTTAGAACGTAACAATGTAACAATAGAGAAAACTTCTAGTCTATCAATGGTTTGCATGGGAAACCTAATGGTACATATTAGTTTTTAGCGCAAAAAAACGTAACATTACAAACTTAGTTTAGGTTTGCCCTAAACTGCCCAGTCTTTGGACTACTATCATCGACAGGTTTTGTAACATTACATTGTTACATTTGTTTCTTTTGTGGCGGTGCGCTTCGTGGTAACCAAACTACTAGCCAGCTGGACTACTATCATCACACGGTGATGATGAAGCGGCGCGGCGGTGCGTGGTGGATGGGACAGGGATGAGGCAAGGTGGGATATGGGAGGGGAGTTTAGGGGAAACCTAAACTCGAGACGAAAAAAAACCGCCCGAAGGCGGCTTAGTGTAGCGGGGTGGTGCGTAGGTTATCTTAGGTATTTAATCGTGGGTAGCGTGGGATCATTCATTGCTGCAAGGTTATTGATAATCGTATCTAGATCGTATCGTCCGACCTCATCTTTATCGCACCACGTAGCAGCATTGCCAATATCCTCACGTAGTTTTATTGCAAAAAACATTAATTTTTGCGAGTTTATAATTTTAGCTTTCATACTAAATACTCCAAAAGATGCCGCCCCGAAGGGCGGCGGGTGGGTTTATACTAGGTGGTTGTCGATTAAGTCTCCGATAGTTATGGAGTTAATATCGCCCTCGGTAATTTTCGCGGCCTTAATCGCATCACGTAGTTCGATGGTCTTATCTAACAGCCGCTTCTTTTTATCTTCGAGTTTGCTGTCAGTAAGCTCTTGAGTGACGTATTTTGCGTTTGCGTCCGCAGCTTTCGCCTTTTCTTTCCATTCTTCGGCTTCGCGCTTGAACTCGCCTTGTTTATCCTTATCACCCGAAGCGGCCGCGATCGTGGCATTCGCTGCGGCGATCTTCGCTTTGCTTCTCAGCTTCTTTGCGTTGTCGCGGTGCTCGGTACGCTCTTTTTCCAATGCCTTGCGTTCCAGCGATTCCGCGCTAGGTTCGGGCTTCGTTTTCGTGGGCTTGATTTTTTCGATGCCGAATTGTGCAATCTGGTAATCTTGCCACAGTGTTGCACGGTGAGCGTTAACCTCGCGGATAATTCTCGCTAATGATTCCGCCTTTTCAAGTGATAGGCCGCATTGATCAGCCGCTTTTTGGCGTGTCTCATTTGAAGTGCCATCGCGAAAAGCATTGCGATTGATTCCACCGTCTTTCGTATTCAACAGCGCCGTCTCGCCGAATTCCGCAACCAATGGCTGCATCGCATCGCGCTTGCTGGACTCTGTGGTAGAGTGAACTTCAATAAGATTCTTAATGGTTTCTACTGTATTGAATATTGTATTTTCTGTTTGCATAATCATTTGAGTTTAGGTTATCCCTAAACTCCCTCTGTGGTTTAAGTTGTGCGGAAGTCCCGCACCTCCATTATAACACACTTACTTGACATTGTCAAGTTTACCCTAAAAAGCCCTACCACAGCACAGCACAGCCCTCCCCCGCTTCCCCCCACCCCCTCCCCCTACACCCCGTTTGTGTGAGAGCTATACGCACTCGCGTATACATAATAACCCGCACAAACGATACTTCGCCCCAGAAACACCCCACCCCCTTTGTTAATAAAATCAATGACTTAGCACCCCACCCCCCTGCATATAGGGAAAGGCCCCCATAGGAGTCCCAAAAATATAACAATACCCCCCACTATTTTTATGCCCCGTTTGCCTTGCACTTTAGGTTTGAACCCACTACACTCCGCAAATCCAGTACTTTCAGGTACTTGCGCGTATGCCAAACGTTAAGATTGCTCCTACTAAGGACAAGCCAGTCCCCTATGATTTGGGGGATGAAAAACCTGCGACCGTGCTAGAAAAAATGGCCGTTGCAGCAAACACTGCGGAACTCCAAAACGCTTTGGGTTCAGTCCTAGACCTACCTAAAGCCGACTTAGATCGAGAAAAGAACCTCATCGACGAAGCGGTTAAACGTAAAAAAACCCAAAATTTATCCAAGCCCAATACCGCTTTTGCTGCTGCGGCTTTCCTGCGTACGTATGGCCAGCAACTTGCTATGGACGCAGCTGAAGCCCGTGCCGCAATTACAAACAAGTTAATGGAAATTGCTAATTGTGGGGACGCTAGATACGAGCTAAAAGCCTTAGAATTATTAGGTAAACACAGCGACATAGGCATATTTACGGACCGTAGTGAGATTACGATAAATTATAAAGACCCTGTGGACCTTGAAAACGAAATTAAAGAGCGTGTTAAACGCTTGTTGAATGCGAGTTTAGTAGAAACTGTGCCCTTGGATCAGTCTTTAGATGAAGAGTTGGGTGTATTCGAGGCAGAACCTAGTATGGCTGAAGAGTTAGAAGACTTACTAGATGCTGGGGATGAGCTTGACCAACCTACTTGATAACATATCCCTTAAGGACATACCTCAAATACTTCCGTTATTATCTGTGCCCGAGCAAGAGCAGCTGTTAGCTCAACTAGGTCACTTAGAGAAGTTGAAACACAAAACTTTAGTACAAGATAAGTTTATTGAGTTCGTTAAATATGTATGGCCGACGTTTATCAGTGGTAGACACCATGGAATTATGGCTGAGGCGTTTGAACGTGTCGCTCGTGGGGATTGTAAGCGCCTCATTATTAATATGCCTCCTCGCCACACTAAGTCTGAGTTTGCTAGTTATCTATTGCCTGCGTGGTTTTTGGGGAAGTTCCCCCATAAGAAGGTTATTCAGACGTCGCATACCGCTGAGCTAGCGGTAGGTTTTGGTAGAAAAGTACGTAACCTTGTAGACCAAGAGAACTACAACGAGGTTTTTTCTGAGTTAACTCTGCAAAGTGACTCAAAAGCAGCGGGGAGGTGGAACACAAGTAAGGGTGGAGACTACTTTGCGATAGGTGTAGGTGGAGCAGTTACTGGTAAAGGTGCGGATTTGCTCATTATTGACGACCCGCACTCGGAACAAGAGGCCGCTATGGCCGACACCAACCCCGAAATATACGATAAGACCTACGAGTGGTACACATCAGGCCCTCGTCAGCGTTTACAGCCGGGTGGCGCTATTGTTGTTGTGATGACGCGGTGGTCATTACGTGATTTGACTGCCCAAGTATTAAAAGCATCTGCTCAAAGGGGTGGAGAAGAGTGGGAGGTTATTGAATTTCCTGCAATTATGCCTAGTGGTAACCCACTATGGCCTGAATTTTGGCCCCATAAAGAGCTTGCGGCGTTAAAAGAAGAACTGCCCAACTCTAAATGGATGGCGCAGTACCAACAACAACCCACATCTGAAGCCTCGGCTATAGTTAAGCGGGAATGGTGGAATACGTGGGAAGAAGATGATCCGCCGGACTGTGAATTTATCCTCCAGTCGTGGGATACAGCGTTTGAAGCCAACAATAGGGCTGACTATTCGGCATGTACTACATGGGGGGTGTTTTTTAACGAAGAAAAAAACGCATATAACTTGGTGTTGTTGAACGCGTACAAAGATAGAATGGAATTTCCAGAGCTAAAACGTATCGTTATGGAGCAGTACGATGAGTTTGCGCCTGATTCGCTAATTGTGGAGAAAAAAGCCTCGGGTGCGCCGCTTATTTATGAGTTACGTGCTATGGGCGTCCCAGTGCAGGATTATACCCCTGTGCGAGGTACAGCTAACAACCCGAACAACAAGATGGCTCGACTAAACTCAATTTCTGACATATTTGCTTCTGGTATAGTGTGGGCACCAAAGAAACGCTGGGCAGAAGAGGTTATTGATGAGATTGGGAGCTTTCCTGCGGGCGAGCACGATGACTATGTGGATGCTACTATTATGGCGCTATTACGGTTTAGGCAGGGCGGGTTCTTGCGTTTGCCAACTGACGAGGCAGATAGCGAAGCAATGTATAGGCGACGGGGTGGGTTTTATTAATGGATATTAAGTTAAACGAGCGGCAGGCAGTGGTGGCGAAGCGACAGGCTCTTTGTGCGGATTGCCCCGAGCTGATAAAGAAGATACAGATATGCAAGCAATGCGGCTGCTTTATGCCCGCTAAAGTTTGGCTAATGGATACGTGGTGCCCCCTGAAGAAGTGGGACAAAGAGGAATTATAAGATGGCAATTGAAAAAGGTTTGTACGGTATGCCAGAAGGCATCGAAGAAATGAGCGAGCCGGATGCTGTAATAGAAATGGCTATTGCTACTGACGAAGACCTGCCCGTGATGGTAGAGCTTGAGGACGGTAGTGTAGAGATTAGTTTTGGCGAAGAAACCACAGAGATTGATGCCGCGCCGTTCGATGCGAACTTGGCCGATTACTTAGAAGACAATCAACTGGAAGAGATTTCTGGTGATCTGTGTGAGGCCGTAGAAGGTGATATGGCAGCTCGAAGTGACTGGGCAGATAGCTATGTTGCGGGCCTTGACGTGCTGGGCATGAAGTACGAGGAGCGTACTGAGCCTTGGGAAAACGCCTGTG